TGAACGGCCGATCGATTCCGATTTCGCGGACTCGTTCCCCAGCACCGTACCGGTGCCTTGGGTCTCCTGCCGCTGCTTGGCAACATCGACACCGCCGCCACCCACCCCGCCCATCACCTTAGCGCCGATGGCGAGCACTGCGGCCAGCGTCACCGCGCCGGCGGCCAAGTTGAAGGGGAACGGCAGGGACGCAAGCGCCTTGACGACAGCGGTAACGCCCCAGGCGCTCGCCTCGGTGGCGGCCAGGCCCGTGGATGCAGCACTCGTTGCCGCCTCGCCCGTCAACTTTGCGGCGTTCAAGGCGATATTGGCAGCGACCTCGCCTTCTTTGAAGAAGATTTTCTTTGCCATGGATTCCAGCGCCATCGCCATTTCATAGGCGCGGAAAGCCTTCTCGGTCGTTTCTAGCAGCTTGTAGCCCTTGGAGTTCTCGCTGAAGAATCCTTTTGCTGCGCTGGCCATATCGCCATAGGCGCCAATGCGCGCTTGCGCCTCTTTTTTGTTAATCGTTGAGGTGGCCGAGGCCAGCTTGGTCGAGTCGCCGGCATAGGCCACCGCCGCCGCCGCGCGGGCACGCTCGATCGTCGTTTGAGCAACACCGTAATCTTCCAGGGAAGTACGCAGCTTGACCATCGCGTCGCCGGCGCCGCCGAACGCATCCTTGAGCGCATCACCGAACGACTTCGCTTTGGCGGGATCGAGGAAGTCCTCGAGGTCTTTCGCGCTGAACTTATCAGCGACAGCAGTTTTTGCACCGCCTTCAATCTGCGCCGCAGCTAAGTCCCGAAGTTCCTGTGCCTGCTGGCGATACTTCTCCGCCAGCTGACCGCTGAAATCGACTCCCTCCGCAATCTGCGCGTTTTGATCAGCCAGGACAGCCTTTTCCATAAGGCGTGCGGCAGTAAGCTGAGTGATGCCTTCCTTGGTCAAACCGATTTGCGCATTGGCGTCACGCTGCGCGACAACCTGTTCGGCGAGTTGCCGTGCTGCGTCGGCCTGCTTGTCAATCACATTGGCCGTATTCTCCGCGGCCTTGCGCGAAGAGGTAACTTCCAGCTCGTTGAGCTGGTTCTCACCCTGCAGCTTCCGGCTCAAGCGCTGGGCGTCAATCTCGGCGAGCTGGCCGCGCAGGGCCGCTTGATCTTTTTCGCTGTTCTGCTTTTTCCCGGTCAGCGCCAGTTCTTCTTGCGTGCGCGCCCTCGCGCGATCAAAGCTGGCCAGGTCAAGCTTGGTGACCTGCTCAATGTAATCACGCTCATTAGTCAGACCGACACTGTGCTTCGACGCCAGCAGCGCCATCGAGCGGCGGGTGACGATATCCTCGACATTGCCGCGGCGTTTCACGTTTTCAATCTGCGCATTGATTGCGTCGTTTGCGATATCGTTGTAGCTCTTGGCCACCTGGGCGACGCGTTCGTTAATTTCCTGCTCCGACTTTCCAGCAGCGGTTCCTTCGACGCGTGCCTTGGCAAGTGCGGATTCCAGTTGCTCCTGGCGTGTCAGGTACTTCTCGCCATCCTGGGACCACTTGATCTTGGCCTGCTCCAACGCTACGCTCTTCGCCTTTTCCTCGTTCGCTTCTTTTTCCGACTGTTGTTTTTTTTGCAGTCCTTCCAGCTCCTGCTGCAGCGCGGCCTTCCGGACATCGGATTCGGCCCTATTCTCTTTGCTGCTGCCGACAAACGTCATCTGTTCCAGCTGCACCTTCTTGATCTTCTGCTTGACCTGTTCGATCTTCTGATCGAGCGTATCCTCCCTACCAATATTGAGCATGCCGTCCCACGCCCGAACTGCCCATCCGCGCACTGCGGCCCAAGCTGATTCCAGCGTGCCGAGATTGGCCTTCAGGCTGACAAGGCGCTCGTCCATCGCGGCTGCGTACGCCTTTTGCGCGATCTCTGCGGCGCCGTCGATGTCGCCCTTCTTCTCCAGCGCGCGGATTTGCTGATAGACAGAATCGGTCAGGTGGTTGTATCGCTCGTTGAGCTTGAGACTGGCCTCAACTGGCGATTTACCCAGTTCCTGAAATTCCTTGACCGTGTCGCCGATGGCAGTGCCAAGCATCTTTTCTGCACGGATCGCGGTCGTGGCAAACGCCTGCAAATTTTCGCGACCGACCTTGCCTGTTGCGACCAGCGCTGACAACGCCTCGGCGCCGGCAGCTTGGGTATCGCCACCCTGGCGAATGCTTCTGGCCATGCTGGCCAGCTGGTCCTTGCTGACACCTGCAGCATTGCCGGACATGACGATCGCACGCGTGTACGCATCCGCTTCCTTGCTGCCCTGGTAATAAGCAACCGCGACCACGGCGGCCGCAGCGGCCAGTACGGTGTAGGGATTGATCAGACTTAGTGCATAGCCACCCAACGCGCGCGCCGCAGCGCCAGTGCTGCCAAACATGTCACGCAACTGGCCGCCCTGTTGCAAGAGGACAGTGAGGGGATTTTGGCCAGCCTGAAGGCTGACAACGATATCGGTGAACTGCGCCGGCACCTGACGCAGTGCTGCGGCCGTCTGGCGCGCGGACATGCTCACCTGATTCAGCTGTCCGCTTCCATTCCCGATTTGCTGCAGGGACTGGCTTGCCTCGGCACGCAGGCGACCGAACTCACGGATCGCCTGCTCAGCTTCGGCGGTGATGACTACGCGTGTTTCAGCCATTTCGTTTTTCGCTCCAGGCGCTCAACATCGATCGTTCCATTACTTGAATCATTGAAAACACCGACAAGAGATCAGCCTTTTTTACCCGCCGAATACGCAACACTGTTTCCACGGCTGGGTAGTCGAGGCCGGTTGGCCCAGCAAGTCCGCTTTTCCACTGCGTGTTGCAGGCCTGGAAGAGGCGCCAGACCGCAACGTTTTCCGGCCACAGATAGACTTCCGGGACTTCGACCGCCGCTTGGGCCCATATGGGAACCAAGCCCAGTCCCGCTGCGGCATCCTCCACCGACCTCACCCGGCTCTGCTCTTCCCCTTCGACATAGAACTGGTCCAAGGCCAAGAGCCGGGCGAGGCTTTCTAGTTTTTTTCGTTCGCGCTGCTTTGCTTGAAGTAGAAGTTGAACAACACCGTTGGCATCGCGGCGATATCGAGCATGGCGTCGAAGGCATCAGCCGAGAATTCGGCAGGCGCGTCATCCGACTCGAGAACCAGCCTTTGGCCGCGCCAGCCTTGGGTGACTTCACGCATAATTTCCTTTACCGATTCGCCGCTATCGAGTTGCGACTTGAGTTCGTCGGCGCCTTTGCGCTTGCAGACCAGGTCGAACTTATACTGATTGTCACGGCCGGTGCCGTCCTTCAAGGTGACGTTGACCTTGACGATGGTGGTATCGCTGATCGCCAGTTTGTACTTGCTCACGTTTGCGTTGCTCATGTTTTGCCTTCTGTATATGGCTTGCGCCGGGTTAGAAACTGGCGACGATACGGATCTCGTCGTTGCCGGCTTTGGGATTGACGTTCAGCTTGTAGCCGAGCATGCGCATGCCGTTCTTTTCTTCCTTGGTCGGCTCAATGCGTTGAACCGATGGCATGAAGACCATCACTTTGTCGCCCTGGACGGTGCCGTGCTGCAGGCCGATGCTAGTCAGAGCAGTGGCCTTGACCGCCTGAAGGGACTCGATCTCCTGCTGCGCAGTCAGATCGAGCTTTATAGCGCCGGTAATCTTGCGCTCCGTGATCGGAACGGTTTCACCGCCCAGAAGGGCGTTGAATGGCGTGCTGATGCCGAAGTCCAGCGTGATGCCTTCGCTCGGATAGGTCGTACCACCGGCCAGCACTGGAGCCACCGTCGCAGCATGCGTGGCGCCGAAAGTGAGATCGCCGGAGACCGATTCCATAACGACTTGCGGGATACGCCATTCTTCCAGGTCAGTGGTTGGGAGGTCCTGCACCGCATCACCACCGTCCTTGCCTACAAACTTGAAGGTGATCGTCGGCTTCTCGCCCACGCTCAGCTTCAGGCTGGCGGTGCCGCGTGCGCCGACCAGCTTGTGCACGACGCCGTCGTCGAAGTAGTAAATGGTCAGCGATTCAAAGCCAGTGGACACAGGTGTATAGTCGACGCGGGTGTCGACCGTGATTACTTCGGCAAAGCCGCAGGCCCGCAGCAGCGGTCCCCAAGCCGGTGCTTTGCCGCGCTCGCCGGCGCCGACGAATTCAACGTCGAAGCCAACTTCCTTGTAATTGGTACCGACCAGCTGTTCCGAGTTGCCCAGGTAAGCGCGCATGAGCGCACGGTCGACGTTTTGCGCGTTCAAGGGGTTCACGGACTGGTTGCTGACCAGCAGCGCATTCGCGGCACCGCTCGGCGCCGCGTCGACGCCGTAGGAGGCTTCAAGTTTTGCCAGTACGGCCGAGTTACGGATAATGCGGCTCATCGCTTACTCCTGGGAAGGTTGATCGGTGGGTTGTTGCGGCATATTCGACAGCAATTCGCCAGTGGCCATGTCACGCACAAAGCTTCCGCCGCGTGAGGGCTCTTGGTGCAGGCCGCCCTGTGCCGGTTGGTCGGCTGACGCCTTCGGCGTGGACGCCGCTGCGCTATTTGGTTTACTCATAGACTCAAGGTCCTTCCTTTGGTGGTGTGCGAAACGATGAATTTCGCGGTGATACATGCCAGCTGCGTGTCGAGCTCATCCAGATCCCAAGACAGCGTGTCGTCTGGATATGGCTCGACGCCAGCGGCCAATCCGGCGAGCGTCGGTGCTGTATCGAGAGCGGCAAAGACTGCTTCGACAATGGCGTCGGAAGCCTCATCCGGTTCGCCATTCGTCATGCGGCCGTACGACTCGATCTGCACCAGCGTCATCCAGTTCGTTGGTCCACCCATTACAGACGAAAGGGTGGACATGCTACGGCCAAGGCGGACAACCACTGCGTGCGGCGTCTCGGCGCCGATGGAGCGCACACGTGAGGTGTATACGCGACCAGCAGCAACACCGGCCGCGATCAGGGTCGCCGCTACCGCTTTGAGCATCTGCCTATGTGCAGTGGTCATGCTTTCTCCAAAATAACTGTACTTAGGCCAGCAAGCTCTGTTCGATCAGGATGGCGTTCCACGATCACCCAGGCGGCACCGTTGATGGAGATTTCCAAATCCATGTAGCCTGCTGGCAGGTCTGCATCTGCGATCACCATCTGCGGCGCGGATGCGCCCATGCCCACTACGCCAACCATGCCAACCTTGTATTCCGCGTCGAAAATCACCCGCACGTCAGCGCCGGCGATCTGGGCTGTCGCATTGGACAGCTTTTTCATCGCCGCTACGTTGATGCGGGCCTCAATCGCTTCGAACATGGCTAGGCGTTGATCTTGATGGAGACGGTGGTCACGCCGTTACCAGCAGGCGCAGCGGCGTAGCCAGCTTTGGCGTTGCTGCCGGCAGTAGTGGTCAGCCGGCTATTTGCGGCGTCCCAATACAGGTCGACGCCCTGCGCGACAATATCGGTCGCCAGCTTAGCGATCTGCCAGACATCGGTAACGGCGACCGTACCAGTGCCACCTGCAGGAATGTCGCCCAGCGCGATAGCAATCCGTGCGCCCATCAGCACCACGGCGCCGGCGGCTATCGCCGCACCGCCGGCGGTGTAGCTCAGCACATCACCTTCTTGAACAAAGTTCTTTGCCATGAATGGCTCCTAATGAGGTTATGCCGCTCGCAAGCGCGGACGGCATTTAACGAATGGGTTAAGCGCCGGCGTTGGACGCCATCGTGCGGAAGTCCAGCGGCGCCACGCCGGCGTCCATGCGCACCTTGAACTCGACACCGTCAACGTTCCAGCCGTCCTGCTGCTCCAAGGTCGGCGTCTCGACGCCGTCCAGGTAGCTCACTTCCACGGTATCGGTGGTATTCGCGTTGGCGGTGCCGTACCAGCCCGTTGCCGACACCAGATCCAGGCGGGCGTCGGAGATGACTTCGAACGTGCCACGCACGAAGTTCGGCGTGGTGTTGTTCTTGGTCGCGGCGCCAACTTCGAATTCGCTGTCGCGTACGACACTGGCTGTGCCTTCCAGTGCCAGCGGTACCAGCAGCTGGGCCAGGCGGATGTTCAGCACCGCGTTGCCGTCAGTTTGTTTGCCCATCAGCACGCGCATCGCATCGACCGCGCCGGTGCTGATACCGGAGCCGGTCATGACGTTTTTATGGTTCGCGTGGAACAGCGCGACGCCGTCGCGCATGGCCGGATTGCTGGTCAGGATGGCGTACACCAGGTCGCCGATAGTGCGGATCGCCGCACGTCCCATGCGACGCGGGATTTTGGAGAAAGCATCCAGGTCGTCGTTGATGATCGTTTGGCGAGTAATGCTGAATTTTTTCCCGTAGGTCGCCAACTGCACGGTCTCGCCACGTTCGCCAACGGTGGCGTAAGTGTATTCACCACCGTCTTCGATTTTTTTCAGGGTCGGGAAAGTGTTCAGGTCAACACGCTTGCCCGGTTTGAAGTCGCCTAGCACGCCTTTCGAGGTCCATTTCTGGAACGTCTCATCGGCTTCTTCGTAGCCCTTCAGCATGGCCTTGTCCGCGACGTTTTGCAGCAGCAGCGGGAAGTCGCTGCCGGTGTGCGTGAAAGCCGCAGCCACCAGCGACATTTTGTCCATGCCGCGCGCATTCACACCCGATTGCGCCAAGCATTCGCGCGCCAAATCCATCAAGCCAAAGCTGCGGAAGTTGTTGGCTGGATCATCCTTTTCCAGCTTGGCCTTTGCCATCAGCGACGCGGCGGCGCCTTTGCGGAACTTGTCGCGCGAGTCTTCCAGCGTGATGATATGGGTACCAGCGATCGGCCCCGAGTCCTTGCCCAATTGCGCCAGGATCTTTGCGTTCGCCTGGTCAATGGTGCAGCTTTGATCATCAAGGCACGCGGCTTGAATCGTCGCCATACCATCGTGCTTGCTGAATTTGGCGAATGCAGCGGTGATATCGGTCCGGCGAGCCTTGTCCGCTGCCAGAGCTGCAACTACTGCGGCACTCGTGGCGGCCTGGGTGGCGTCGACGGCTGGAGCAGCTGGTGCCGCTGGAGCTGGGGTGGACATGGTC